GACGCGCTGGCAGCCGACTTGCCGGAGGCTGTTCGCAAGCAAGAGATATACGCGGAGTTCCTTGACGACGCCACGGGCGTATTCCGGTATGTTGACCGGATCATTGGTTCGCAGCCGTCGCCGCCTATTCCAGGCCGCGCATATTGTGCCGGACTTGACCTGGCAAAGCACGTAGATTTTACAGTTCTCACGATCTTCGACGACGCCGGGAACCAAGTCTATTGGAACCGCTTTAACAAGCTCGATTGGCCGTATCAAAAGCGGCTGATAACCGATGTTATCCGGCAATATAAAGCCCGCTTGCTGATGGACAGTACAGGCATAGGTGATCCCATCTTCGACGACTTGCGGGCGGCCGGGCTTGATTGCGACGGCTACAAGTTTACGCATGACTCGAAAAAGAAGCTCGTGGAATCGCTCATGCTGGCAATAGAGCAGCAGCAAATTAAACTCCTGAATGAGCCCATCCAGACAAACGAGTTAAAAGTATTTGAATACACGCTATCGCCGTCCGGGGTCATTTCGTACTCGGCACCGGAAGGGATGCATGACGATGCCGTTATGGCTTTGGCCCTAGCGAATTGGGCGCGGCAGTCCATCACGGCGGGTACATGGCAGGTCACGGTTTTCTAATGTCGGCTTAGGATATAAGCACAATGGCGAATATATTAGAACGGGCGGCGCTGATGGCCGGTCGAATCAAGGGTACTTACGAGCGGGCGTTGAAGTCTGCAAATGCTCCGCTCATGGAGCCGACGGCCTGGACGGGATTGCCGGTGTGGGGCGAGGCCGCCGCACTGGGGATGCAAAAGCCCGGTAACAAGGCCGACATCGCCAAATGGTTTACGTCCTGGGCTTATATCTGTACCCGTACCAATGCTGATGCTAGGGCGGCTATCCCGACGGGGCTATTTGTGGCCTCCGCTGGTAACAACAAGGGCAAGGCATGGCAGACCATCGCCACGGCCCCCCGCGCCGTTGACCGCAAGCGGCGGAAATATATCGAGTCCCGCGCCGACCTCCGCCGATATCTAGTCAAGGCCGAGGACGTTGAGGAAGTGGCCGAGCATCGCTACCTTGACCTGATGAAACGGCCCAACCCGTATATCAGCGAGACCGACCTGAAATGGCTGACATCGGCGTTCATGGACCTCTGCGGAGAGGCGTATTGGTATGTTGGAATCAAGGACGGGCTCGGCGTACCCGTGCAGGTATGGACGATCCCGGCTCCGTATATCAAGCCCATTCCCGGCAGGTCGCTTGAGGAATACGTTATCGGCTACGAGTACAAGCGCGGCAACGTCCGGCAGACGCTTCCCGTTGAGGACGTTATCCATTTCCGCAACCCTAACCCGTTGAATGACTACATCGGGTTTTCGGTATTGCAGGGCGTGGCCGATGCGCTGTATGTCAATTCACAGATGGCAACGTTTGAAACGGCGATGTTCGAGAACAAGGCGCGTCCGGGCGGGATTTTCACCTCTGACCTTGGCATGAGCGAACCTATGGTACAGCGGGCGCAAGAGGACTTGAAACAGAAGTATGCGGGGGCGCGGCAAGCGGGCAAGTCGATGCTCCTGCCGCCCGGTATCAAGTTCATACCGGATTCGATGACGCCTAATGAGTTGTCGTTCCTTGAGGGCAAGCGCGTAACGGCGCTTGAGATATGCGCGGGGTTTGGATGCCCGTATGCCATGTTTGCGCCAGATGCCATCCGGGCCAACTCGGAACAGGCTTATATCAGTCACGCGAAATTTGCCGTGCAGCCCTGGCTCATGCGGTATGACGACACATTGAACGGCGATCTGATGCTGATGTATGACCCCGACGGTAAGCTTTTTGTCGCAAGCGATAACGCCGTTCCCGAGGACCGGGAATACCTGCTGAAAAAGCAGGTTGCTGATTTTCAGACGGCGGCGATTGCGCCCAATGAAATACGGACAGAGGACGGGCGGGAACCGATTGACGGCGGCGACGAGCCCTTGATATCAAGCGCATTGTTACCGTTGAGCCAGGCCGTGAGAGAGCGGCCGGAACCGACGTTTGGGTTGCCGATGCCGGGCGGCGGGGGCGGACGGCCTAAGCCCGGAGAAGATGGCAACGGCGGCGAAGGCGGGAATATCGGCACGGGCCAGGGTGACGCGGGAAAGCGGCTGGCCGAGGCCGTGCTTGCCAAGGTCCGCGAGAAGTTGGGCGCGTAATGACGGACGATATTGAAAGCCTATCCTCCGCAATCGCTGACCGCGTTATTGTGGACGCTTGCGAAAAACACGTCAAGATTGCGCTGGCACATTCGCTGTTTACCGCGCTAGGGTTCAAGCTCGTTAAGACTCATGGCGGCGTCATTCGTCCCGACTGGAAAGAGCGTGATCGGTTCCTTGCGCCGTTCGACAAGCGCATGAAGGCTATGCTCCGCTCGTTATGGCGGGAGGAAAAACGGGCAGTCCTTGCCAACATGCGACGCGCTCCCCTACCCGGCAAGGCGGCCGGTACGTCCGGTTCACGGCGCAAGGACAAGGCCGAAGCCGACGCCTCTTATATCGACCAATGGCTGTATCCGCAATCAAAGTATGTCGAAACGCTGACGGCCAAGGTTGTTTTGATCCTCGACCCCGTTGTCAAGGCCAGCGTCCTCCGGGCTATCGACGCCTATGAGCTAAACGTTGCCTTTGATGTGGTAAACGAACGCGCCTTGAATTGGCTGTCAACGTATGCGCCGAAGCTGTCTTGGGCCGTTGAGGAAGAAACGCTGGCAACGCTCCGTGGGCATTTGATCCAGGGTATTGACGCTGGCGAAGGCATGGACAAATTGAGGAAGCGCGTCAGCCAGACATTCGGTGACATGGAGGATTGGCGGGCGGAAAGAATCGCTCGAACAGAAACGAGCCGGGCCAATGAATCCGGCAACCGCGAAGTCTGGAAGGAAGGCGGATTCCAACAAAAGGTGTGGCTGGCAAATCCTGATTGCTGTGAGGAATTGTGTAAGCCGCTTGAGGGGAAGGTTGTCGAGATAGACGAGCCGTTTTTCGAGGACGGATACGGCGACGGCATGAACCCGCCCCGTCATCCGAATTGCGTTCTACCGGGGACGCTTGTGAAAACGCCCGGTGGCCTTATCGCGGGGTACAGGGCTAGTTATCGGGGGCAGGCCGTTCAGTTTACGTTCTCCAATGGTGCAAGCCTCTCCGTTACCCCGAATCATATGCTCTTGACGCCTAACGGATTCGCCTCTGCCCAACTGCTTAAAGAGGGCGACGACGTATTCTATTGCACCGATTTCAAGGGGAAAATTCCTGTCAACCCAAATGACGACGGGGAGCCATCCTTGATTGAGGAGATAGTCGAATCGCTTGCGAAAACGCGCGGCATGACGACCCGAGCTGTGCCAGTTGCCCCCGAATATCTCCACGGCGATGGGCGGTTTTGCGATAGCAACATCGATGTTATATGGCCCGACGGCCTTTTGGAGAATGGTATCAATCCCATAATGATGAAGCCATTCGGCGCAAAGGAACTCGGCGCGACTTGCCCCGATACCGCGAGCCTCCCTGGTGCTGGCCCGCCGGCACTTCTCCTCCATCGAATGGCAACGGCCGCGAGCGGCGGCATGGGCGGCTTTCGTCAGCCTAGCGCGTTCTTTAGGGGACGCGTTCGCCATGCGGATAATCATGGACTCATGCCCGCCCCTGGGACTGACGCCTCTTTTCAGGAGGCGGTTTCGGATAACATTCCGGCTAACGCCGAAACGCTCAGCGAGCGCCTTTTCGGAAACGCCGGACTGATAGAGGGAAATGATTCCGTCAATGTCCAGCGCGATCTGCTCCATGTTGTATCCAGCCCAATGCGGGGAGCGGGAGACGACGCCAGCGGCGCGAAAGTTTTTCTTAACGAAACACGCACAACACCCGATGTGCTTGGCGACCTTCTCAAGGGACAGCCCGGACTCATAGAGACGACGCGCATTGTCAAGGTCGAAATGTTTTTTTGGCATGGTGATGTTTATGACCTCCAAACTAATACGTCATTATACATCGCCAATGGTATTTTGTCAAGCAATTGCCGATGCGTCAGCGGGCCGTATGATGAAAGTTGGGACAGATGAGGCGGATTCTTCGCAACCTTCGACGGGCTGCGTTTTTCGTTCGGCATGGATTCGACCGCGATGATCTTTATAGTTTAGATACCGCGCTTGCCCGATGGGTACTACCGCGCTTGATTCGTTTCAATAAAATACGCTGCGGACATCCGGCGTACTTGACGGAGGATGAATGGAGCGCGAAGTTGCGAAAGATGATTCGTGCCTTTGAGTTGATATCGTCGCCTAAGTATTATTGTGGATTGTCGGCAAAGGAAGATAGCGAAATAACGTCTGGCCTTGCGTCATTTGCGGCTCATTATCGGCATCTGTGGTATTGATAGCCCGCGTTTTGACAACTGCAAGTATTTGAGCGGCGGCATAAGTAAACCAGGAGGGCGGCATGGTAGAATCGTTCGAGCAGTTACCGGCCTTTGACGGGTATCTTATTTACGCGGCCATATGCGCCCAGCAAAAAGAATTGGCTGAAATCAAGATTCAGCCAGACCACCCCATGTATGCCGAGGTTGCAAAATGGAACCGGGCATACGAAAGAATAGCGAACCTAACCCCGAAGTTATACGTCAGGGTCAATGAGCGCGGTGAGATTCTTTAAGCGCAAGCCCAAGCCAAAGCCCTGGAAGGCCCGGACGTGCGGCGAGTGCAGGTGGTGGATGGATTGGGGCGGTTACGCAAGGCCAGCGTGTCTTTGCTCGTGGGCTCCGGGCCGACCCTGGGATTGGAAGAAGTTTTTTTACCGCTGGAAACATCAGCGGGCATGTAAAGCCTTTGAGGTCGGAAGTTACGAGCAAATGGGACTAGGCGTGACGGCTCGGCTTGAGGCACTGCGAGAATTTATTAGCGGCAAGGATAGCCGGTATCAGATTGATTAACAAACCGTCGGTACTTAGGTGTAAGCGCCGACGTTTTGGCGACTCCTGCTAGTGGGAGACGCAATGAGCGGCTGGCCGACCGCAAACCAAACGGCTGCCGGGCAGTAACTTCCGGGAGGCTTTCACCGTGGCCACGGACGAAGCTGTTGGGGGCGAGCCCCGGCATTGTACCCTGGGGCGGTTCCGCGTGGTCTGAGACACGGCCATGTCTCGGGAGAACGCCGGACGAGCGTAACCGGCCACATCATGTTCACTTAACCGGACTGTTCACAAGATTGTGAACGGTCAGAAGTTGTGAACACGGGCGATGGTTGAACGAGGAGGGCGGTATGA